CAAATAGGTCATGAAAGTAAAGCGACCATGACGATTGGAATAATTGATCAAAACATTGTGTATAAAACGCACTATCTTTTACCAGAACTTATTGAAGATTTAAAATTTACAGATAACATAGAAACTTGCCATGAGCCAGCGATTGTTTACAATGAGCAAAAAAGAGAAGCCAAAGTTATTCAGTAAAGAATATCAAAAACAATGGTCAGAAACCCATAAGTACAAACATATTCATACAGGTGAATATTGTAAATTTGAAGCTTATGTTGCAGAATATTTAATATTGAGAAGAGAAGAAGCTTTTAAGAAACCAAAACCAGCATACAAGTTTTGGACAAAGGGTGATAAGCTATACCCAGCTTTTATGCGGCAGTTAAAAGCTGTGATCAAGTTGCGTAAAACATATGATGAATCAACAATATTAGAGGCAATAAAGTCTCATCATTTCAATAAGATATTTTTTATAGGTATATATGAAAAAAATTACGTGGGTTGGAAATTTAATCCTCTTGCATTAGAAGCAATAAAGAGGTATGATAAAGAACACAAAGATTTTTTAAAACTACGCGAAGAGGCTAATAAAGAAGTTAACATTGAAGAACCAGAGTCAAAAGATTTGAAGCAAAGAAAAAAACAGTACAATAGTAAGAAAAGTTCTATAAACAAATTGAGGAATACATGAGCAAGCTAAAGAAGAAGAAAACAAGCAATAAGTTTGACACAGACGTAGTTAGCAATTCAGTAGTAAGTAAGTATGGAGACGTTGTTCGCAGCGGCAGAGAGGTATTAGAAAGCATAAATAGTCTAGAAGTTATTGGCGTTTCGCCAGCTCTAGACATCGCCCTTGGCGGTGGATTAAGGGAGGGAAGTGTCGTAGTAATGACCGGAGATCCAAAATCTGGAAAGACTACAACCGCCCTTCATTTTGCCTCTAAATGTCAAGCAAAAGGGAAGCGTGTCATTTATCTTAACACTGAAGGTAGGCTGTCTAAGCAAAACTTTGACGGCATTAAAGGTCTTAACGCAGATGATATATTAATTGTCGAATCTACTGATGACAAAATACTATCGGCAGAAGACTTTTTAAACATTGTGGAATATTACATTAACAATGATCCCGGCGCTTTAATAATTACAGACTCTTTATCTAATATGGTTCCACAAGTAGAGCTAGATGGAGAAGTTAGAACTGGTGTGCGTAACGCTCTGCCAAGATTACTATCAATGTTCTTTAAAAGAATTAGTGGAACCCTTGCTAAGAACAAGACTATCTTAGTTTGTATTACTCATAACATTGCTAACAGTGGTGGATCTCCGTATGCTCCCGCTAAGATGGCAGACTGTGGCAATATGTTGCAGTATCAAGCTGGTACTAATATGGTAATTACCCATCGTGGTCGCTGGCAAGTTCCTAAAGACACTGGGCCTCACGTTGGTCAAATTGCAAACTGGAACATTAAAACATCGTGTGCTGGAGGTATACCAAACAGCACAGCGGAAAGCTGGATTAGATATGGGATTGGTCTCGACGAAACACAAGAGGTTGTTCAAATTGCTTGTGAGTTTAGGTTGATCAAGACTGCTGGAGCGTGGTACACAATACAATGCGCTATAGATGAGATTGAGCATCCAGTAATTAACAAATTGCTAACTGATAATAATGTAGGCGACAAGCCTGAAGATATAGAAAGATTTTTTAAATTTCAAGGCGCAAATAATACGTTAGAGTTTTTAAATAACAATCCAGACCTCTCGTCTTTTATATACGACAAAATCAAGGAGTTGTTCTAATGGCTCAAGTTGAGTTGAATAAAACAGAAGCTTGGAGAGTGTTAGATGCTCTGAGAGGATATAAAGAAGATTATGAACTTACTGACTATGCTTTAAAGACTATTAGGAAAATTGAAATAAAACTAAAGAAAATAGTGAATTCATAATGAATATTTATACAATATTAGAAATAGCATCTGGCGTGTTAGTTGCAAAACTAATCATAGGAGTCATAGATGAAGGTTATAGGCATAAATGGCAGAGAATACGTTTGGAATTTAAACGGTTATTCTGTAGCAGCAAACGACAAGAGAAAAAGATCGAAGTATCATGTGCGAGCCAGAAATCTCCTAAAGGAGATGTATCACTCGTATCGGTTGCTAGAAGAAGTAAAACTACCGGGGAGTACCCCTAGTCACAGAAAGGGTGTTTTATACCTAGACTTTTATGTGCCACAGATTATGTTAGCTGTAGAAGTTCACGGACAGCAGCATTATGATTACACCCCATTCTTTCATAAGAATAAAGCAGATTTTGCTATTGCAAAAGCTAAAGATGAAGATAAGATAGAGTGGTGTGAATTGAACAAGATTGATATAATAGTATTGAAGTACTCTGAAACAGACGAACAATGGAGAGAGCAAATTGAAAACGGTGAATGAGCAGTTGGCTGACCTGAAAGCTATGGTTGACGACTTTTTAGACGCTAGCAATGCTAGGTTTAATCAGAAGTTCAGAGAAGATTGGCATAGATGCGCTAATGCTAGCAAAGATACTATAAGCACTCTCACTAAAGACGAGCTATTCACTTGGGCTTATGAACTGTATAGCTTCTCTACACATCTGCAAGATGAATTAAATATGCAGAAGATTGCTCTAAATTGGTGCAATGATAAGTTAAATAAAATGGTTGCAAAAAACCACGACCAGTTCAGCAAGTATACTAAATATGAAGAACGTAGACCACTGATTATTGTGAATGATGAGTATGCAGCAGTAGTAGATCACTACCGCGAGATTGCAGAGTCAAGAGTTCAAGCCCTTGATGGTAAAATTTATGAACTAAAACGTAAGGCTGATATACTATTAGAGAAGGGGAAGAGAACATGAGGGAGAGATTTCCAGCAGTATTTGACAGGATTAATTTTATAAAAAAGATAGGACCATACCAGACTATGGATCAAAAGATAGAAAAACACATTAATAAATATTTTCGCATGTATATAGAATCAAGAAAGAATAAAGGTGATAAAAAATGAGTATGGACAACTTTATACAAACGCTAACAAAAGAACAAAAAGCCGCATTAATCAAGGCTTTGTCAGATGACGCAACAGAAGTAGAAGTAGAATCAAGGTGGCAACACGAAGAACCAGTATCAAAAGCCGTAGACGGATCTGATGGACAGGTAGAAGTTAAAGAAGATTTTAGCGTTGTAAGAAAACCTACTAAATTTTCTAAAAGCAAAGAGCCAGTAGTAGCAAGAGAAAATACATGGACTGACACTGGAGAGGATCGACATATTGAAACTCCAAAAGCTCAAAGAACACCAAGGACTAGAAAAGCTCCATCTAAAAAAACTGTAAAATGCCACGCCTGCGGCAAGACTGAAAAAGTAAATGCTGGCTTAGTGTTTGGGGAGTACTACAGATGTGACGGATGCATAGGATAATAAATGCCTGAAAACCTTTCTGATATAGGAGCTGAAAGAGCAGTTCTTGCTGGCTTATTACAGTATGGACTAGATGGATATGTGTCTATAGCTGACATTACATCTACAGAATCTTTTAGTAATCATAATAATCAAGTTATATTTAATTGCATAAAGCATATTCTTGATAACGATCAATCTGTAGACGTTGCATCTTTACTGTCGGCAGCTCAACATTTAAATGTTATTGAAGTAATAAATACTAAACAAGAGCTAGCATACATAAATGCTTTATTTGACTTTCCAATTAATCAAGACAATATATTTCATTTTGCAATACAACTAAAGAAGTTTGAATTTGCAAAAAAAATTAGACTGCTAACTAAAAAAATACACAAGGACGTTGGAGAAATAACTGGCGAAGAAAGCGTCAATGATATTCTGAATATCCTAGAAGATCCAGTAACAGATTTTCTCAGGGAAGATGATGGTGGTGACAATCCAGAAAAGATTGGCAGCGAAATACAAGAATATCTACAATACCTAGAGGAGAATAAGTGTGATATTATTGGTATACCCACAGGGTTCGACAGATACGATGAGTCTATTGGGGGTGGTCTTAGACGAAAGTGCGTTGACCTTGTTTCTGCACGACCAAAAGTTGGTAAATCAGTATTCGCTGATAATGTGGCATTAAACGTTTCTTCCAAAGATATACCAGTTCTTGTGCTTGATACTGAAATGTCAAAAGAGGATCATCTTAATAGATTAATTGCTAATCTCAGCGGAGTTCCTATTAATGAAGTGTCAACTGGTAAATTCGTTGATGATCCTAATAAGCACGATAAAGTAAAAGAAGCAGTCGATAAGTTAGATAATATTCCATATAGTTATATAAGTGTAGCAGGAAAGCCATTTGAGCAAATATTAAATCTAATTAGACGATGGGTGTTTCAAGAAGTTAAAACAGACGAGAACGGAAAGACAAATGATTGCGTC